GCGATATTATTTCAGAAATTAGTTACTACGCAGACGCATATAGATTTGGTCCCGGTTATTTCCAATCATCAGATTATGACCACATCGTAGGAGTAGGAAGAACAGGTTCAAATACAGAAAAACAACATCTATTCGAAAATCAAGGATTTAGACCTGCTTCTAATTCTAGATTTTTTGATACTAAGTTTCACAAATTAAATGGTTCTGCGCCATTAGTGTATAGACAAGAAGATGCTATCGGCGGAGCAAGTCCATTTAGAGGACATGATGTTTTAGATCAAATCGACCCTAAAGTTTCTAGAATGTTCTTATTTGTTAATTCTGATATTGAACCTTATAGTGGAAAAAGAAAAGATAGTATTCTTAATCCAACCCTGACTAGAAATTTAGCAAATTACTCTATTATGCTAAAGAAAGAAGCAAATTCTGTCAATTCATCAACACCAAAAGACCACACTTTAACAAAAACCCAAGTTCAATCTAATATTGATACAGATTATGAATCTTATAACATTTCGAGTTCAGATTCAGTTACGAGCCTTAAACAGTTTGGTCTTATGCGATTGACCGAATGTGTTTATGATTGGCATTTTAATCAAATTGACCCAGAGAACCTTCCTGATAAAAAATCAGTATTACCAAGACTTCAGTATCAATTTACTGATATTGCAGAAACAACTTCTGTGGCGTCTGCTCACGGAACTTCAGCACCCTTCAAAATTATTGCATCTAATGAGTCAAACTTTTCTAACGGTAACATTGTTTGTGATATTAATGGAAATGTAATTGGAGTTGTTTCTGGAACACCATCTGGGGGAGAAATTCCATTAACTGCTATTTCTAACAAAACAGGAACTAATGGAGCCTTTTATACCGGCACTTTATGTAAAGTAACTGATGTAAAATATTCTTTTATTCAAGGAAGAGGAAGAGAAGAAACTTTCCACTTTACATTTGATATTCATATGTTGAAAGGAGCAGTAGTTGATGCAGGAAATTATGCCTCAAATCCCGGCAGTATCGGTGATTTCTTCGATGATAAATACTCTGCAACGTTGCAAAGTTTCCAATCAACAAATGCTAATATTTTCCTTCCACCAGATTTAGGTGAAAACTTAGGAGAATTTATTGGAAGTTTTGAAAGCAATACTTCTCAGGTTATTGGAATCTATCAAGGGGCTAATGCAGAAAGTAATGAAGAAGCAGACTTATTTAATGATGAAATGTTACCTATGTTTTTAGATAGATTCCCGATTGAAAACTCAACAAATAATCTTACACCGGGAACTGTTTCACCTAGAATCACTAAGATGGTGGATGCCTATAAGGCGAATGGTTTCTATTTAATCGGATTAGTCAACGGTAATGACTTTTATCGTTATAATGATTTCCAAAAGAATGCTAGTTCTGATAACGCAGATGGGGCCTACCTTGGATTTAAGTTTAGATTAAAGATTGATGTTGGAGTAGGTGGCTCAACAATTACTTCATCAACATTATCAACTGAAGTTGGTGATGGGAGTTTTTACAGATACGAGATTCAAACGGCAGATTTTGATGAACATTATTGGCTAAACTTAGTGAACAGTTTATCTGGTTGTTATTTAGTTTCTGAACAAGGAACAATTAACGAAGTTGCATATGAGGGAACGGGCTTCAAAGACATTCCTGCATTACAGGATAGTCAAGTTTCAATCAATGGTTCTGTTCCAGATAGAATTGCATATGTTGTTTCACATGAGATTGATACCTCTCATGGCACTCTAAAACACATTATCATTACTGATAAGCAATTGACGAATGATTACTATAGAATCATGCAGCCAAACCACGTCTGCACTTATAGTTTTACTCCAAAGACAATTACTATGAATCAACTATCATCTAGATATACCAAGATGAATGGAGAACAGAAAACATATGATTCTATTTCTTCATATCTAGTAAAAGAGAAAGAGTCTGGCCCTTACATTGTTCATAACACAGACGTAAATCAAGGTGGGTCAGAAGCGGCTCTATCAATGTATGTTATTGCTGATTTGGAAAGACAGGCTTCATCAGAAGAAAACGTAGTCTATCGTTCTGCTACAAACATTGAAACTTGTATTCCTCATGGTGAATATGAAATGTGTGTTTCCGACGGTATGGCTACTTTTAAGACTTCTCTAGTTTCTATTGATTCTGAACTTGGAACTAAATTTTCATTCTCCGAAATGCAGAAGACTTTAGGTGTTCCGTCTGTTTCTGAAACATTTACTCTAACAGTTCCAAATCAAGTTAGCGGTGATTTTACTCGCGCTAATATTGGGGTTGGGGTAACTATTGGTCATGAATCAGAAAGAATTGTTAATGATTTGTTAGAAGAAAATGGGATTAGTTTTGATTTAGAGAAACAAAGTTATCCTCGCTTCGCTTCTCCTAATTTCCAAGGCGTTGACCTTCTATCTGCAATTAATTATATCACTAAGAAGAAAGAACTTAGATTAGTTGAAGAGGATGGCGTATTTAAGGTTAGGTCAAAGAAAAATAATAGCAACTATACAGATGTTGTTCTTTCTGATTTTGGTGAATATCAAATCTTCAATTACTCAAATGAAAAAACAATTTTTGACAAATATAATGAAATCGTTGTTTTTGGAAGAGAACACAAATCAACTAGAAAAAATCTAAGAGATATTAAAAAGAACGGAAAGAAAACCCTTGAAGTATTTGAAAGAGAACTTGCTTCTCAAAGCGATGTTGATGATAGAGCAACTGAACTATTCTTACTTCACAGTAGAGCAAATCAAAAACTAAAACTTGAAGTTGGTCACAAGGGTATTTCACAACTTAGGCCGGGAGATATTATCAATGTTGAGATTAGAAGAGAAAATATTCCTCTCAACCAATATTACGTTCTTGAGGTAAAGCATTTACTTACCGGCAACATGGTGTTAGAATTAGGTCTTTTCTCAAAGAAGTTAGAAGACAGATTTGCTGAATTACTTGTGAATAATAGACAAACTAACGCGGCTATTCGGGAACAAGCATTTAATGAGAATACCTCGACATTTGATGTGCTAGAAACACTTAAGGTCAAGCCCCTTCGTCTGCTTGTTAGGAAGAGGTCGTCCGCAGGTGCGACATTGGGCTTTGGGATTACTCTAGGTTTTGGTTCAACCTTTACAGGATTAGGAACAATTACCGAAACTAACTTAGTGGATGTGGAATATTGATTACTGATGACCTTAGATTCCAATTAGCCAAATACATTAAAGATAATGTTGATGGCGGTAAGATTGGATTAGGTGGTAATTCGACTAGTCCTGCCGCCTCAGACTTAGATGTTCCAATTGGTTCAATTTCTGTAGCATTGACTACAGACCAATCAACAGAAAACGTTGTTGAGTTAAAATTAAGCATTGCAGGTAACGCTATTCCGGGGAAAGTTGTTAGAGAAGCAGGATTCTTTGATGGCTCATTGATGTTTGGTAGGGAATCATTTGATGGCGTAGGCCCCTTTACATCAACAGAAACTTTAGAAATTTTCTTTGTTATCGAGGTGGAATGATATGGTAAGTAATCCGGGATATTTTAGCCAAATGGCTACATCAGGCTCTTTGAATCAAATTGAGGACGGTGTGGATAATCCACATACAGGTTTAATTAAAGCACTTAGTTTGGGTATGGCTGGTAATTTAGTAATTAGCGGCTTTGCTGCAACTTCAGTTACGGCAACAACCGCCACTATCGCCGCAGGTGTTGTTTTAAGAAACGGAAAAAAGGTAGCAATTTCTGGTAGTGGTGTTACTCTATCAACAACATACACTACAGGATATCATTTGCTAGTTGCTCGTTCTTCCGCATTAGCCGTAATTAATCCCGCTGCCGCAAATAAAGTTCCTGCTTATACTGCCGGTGATGTTCCTATTGCTATTCTTGCACACACGGGTAGCAACCCAATGCAGATTCAATATTTTGGAACAGGTAAAACTGAAAACTCAGTAAGTATTGCCCATGAATCAGGTAGTGCATATAGCGAAGTTGGAACATTAACAGGTGATGCTAACGGTATTACGATGACGGGTCTGTATAAACTAGATACATTGCCTACCGCCACAGTTGCTACAGATGATAAGGTAATTGTTCAGGACACTAATGATTCTGATAAAGTTAAGACTGTTACTGCTCAATCTATTGCTGATCTTTCTACTTTTGGGGCTGCACAGGCTGTTGCCGCAGTTGAAGCAGAATCCACATTAGTTTTGCAATCGGGAGTTACTGTTGGAACTGATTTAAAATTATCCACATCTTCTGACAACGTGATTATTGAGAACGTTACACAAGATAAAGACATCATTTTTCAGATTGATGACGGAGGCGTAGATACAGAAGTTATGCGTATTGATGGCGATGTTTCAAGAGTAGGTATTGGGACCAATTCGCCAGATGCAAAGTTACACATTGAAGGCGATGCTAATGATGATGTAGTTCTTCATATCACAACAACAGGTGGAACAAGTGGTTCTGTT